TATATACTGTATTTTCAGATGATGCAGTATTATATAATAAAACTGGTAGACAAATTGAAGAATATTTATATAAAGTTAAAGCATATAGAAAATTTATGCAACATAATTAGTTATAACTTCCATATTAGTGTATATGTTGTATTGATATTTGGACTAATACTAATATAATTTGAACTATCTATTATATTTCTTGTTAGTATATCTGTAGTTGGTGTATATGATGGATTTACTAAAATAAAATAATTAAGTGTTTCTAAATTAATCTTATTTGGATAATTTGATAAAGTATTATTTTTATTATTTGCTGTTCTATGTATAATACCATCTATATTCGCAGCACAAGCAAAAGCATTTTGTGTATCAGTTTTATTTCTAAATTTAAAAATAAATTTATCGCCACAATTTATTTCTAATGGAAATATTGAAAATGATGGTAAAATAATTGGAGTTTGCATAATTAAATTATCTGTATTTGTTGGATTTGTTGGAATTAATGTATCTGGAGCTGTCCAACTAATTGGGATACCATTCTTTGGATGAAAAGTAATTTCAATAACTTCATTATTTGCCCATGTTCCAATACCATAAAGCATTCTTTTACTACATTTTTTGCAGTTATTATTTATAATATATTTTTCTTCATCATCTGAATCTGCTGAATCTGCTGAATCTGACGAAGCTGATGAACCTGATGATTTTTTCTTAATACGATTTTTTGAATAAATATGTAACATATCTTAGCATATATTTTTGAATTACAAAATAAATTTAAATTTATTTTAAATTTATTTTAAATTTAAAATAAATTTATTTTAAACTTATTTTAAATAATTGATTTGTGAATTAAATGGCAAGATTGGATAATTATACTGAACTCGTTTAGGTGAGTTATTCATATTAGTTAGTAGAACAATATTGGTACTTTCAACCGAAGCTGTTAAATCAACCTCCTCGTTTATTGGTAGATCAAAAATACAAGGATAATATAATCTGAATAATTTAGAAATAGATTTTAACAAATTTGAACCTAAACAATATATACATATTCTTTCTCTGATAGGATTATCAAATTTCAATTCCAAAAGTATATTATCATATATACTAAAATTAATTGATCCTTCAAAACCAGTATTAGTTCTATCTGTATATAGTTTATCTTGATTAAATGGCAAATAAAGTAATTTATGACTAATTTTAACACACTTTGTCATTATTAAAAATTTATTGTATTCTAATCTATCAAAACCATTTAATTTTAATTTGATATTATTTATTTCATTTATATCTGAAGCTTCAATAAATATACCTTTATACATTCCATTAGTAAAATCTGTCTTAATAATGTATTTTATTTCATCTGTTGGATTTTTTGAATAATTTATTTCTGTTGATGTTAATATTTGAATAATATTTAATTTTATTTCTGTAGAAATTTTTCGTTGCAAATATTCATCATAATAAATTGCTTTTGAAATCATATTACAAATTTCAAATTCATTAGTTAAATGAAGTAAATTGAATTTAACACTATAATCTATAGATATTAGGTTAATATCATCCATGAATAATTCAAATGGAATTTGAATATAAATTTTTTTATCAACTATCATAAAAGGTGTTATATTCCACATAAATCTTAATGGAATATTTAAAATTTTAGTGTCATCAAAATACATCTCAAGACAAATTTTATGACAAATTGATTTAAAATTTAGAATATTTATATCGGGTGCTAATTGAATTTCTAAATATTCAGGGATTATTGTATTAGTAGCTTTGTTCATAATCAAAGTATTATTCTCAAATCTATTAATAACAGTATTTATTGCTAAATTTCTTGGTATTTTATAATCATTATTTTCATATCCAATTTTCACTAAATCTAAAAAAGCACCATTTAAAGTACCATTCATTTTAAATAATTTAATTTAAATTATTATTATAATATTTATATAATAATAATAATTTAAATAAATTTAATATACAATTGATCCCATTGTTCGAGGAAATTCTATCATATCTCTAATATTCTCCATTCCCGTTAACATCATTAGGAGACGACTCATTCCGATCCCAAATCCACAATGTTCTACTGATCCAAATCTTCTTAAATCCAAATAATAATCCAAAGAGTTATCGTCTATTAGGCCATGTGATTCCATAGATGCTTTTAGTGTTTCATATGATGCTGTTCTGCAAGATCCTCCTAATACTTCTCCAATACCAGGAACCAATAAATCACAACATTCAACGGTTTTAACATTTAGCACAGGATCAGGTAGTTCAGATGGTTTCATATAGAAGGCCTTAATCTCTGCCGGATAATGTGTAACAAAAACTGGTTTCTTTAGTAGAATATCTGTTAGATATCTTTCATGTTCGGATTTGAAATCAAACACACCAGATTCAGGGATTGGTGTCTCAAACTTATGGCCATCTGCCTGGACCTTTAGTAATATTTGCATTACTTCAGAATATCTCATACGGGCGAAATTAGATGTTTCTAAACCCACAAACATTTTAAGATACTCAACCAATGATGGCTTAAACTTATCGGTTTCTGGTCTCTTCTTATAATAGAAATCATCCAAAAATTTAATATCAGTTGCACATTCGGTTACAACCCACTTAATACAATATTTAATGTATTCCTCTGCTAAATCCATATTATCTGTTAAATCTGCAAATGGAATCTCAACCTCTAACATCGTAAATTCAGCAACATGTCTTGATGTTTGAGACGGATCTGCTCTAAATGCTGATTGATAACAGTACACACCACCTAAGGCCAGACAATAGGTTTCCAAGGCAAGTTGTCCAGAAACAGTTAAATAAGCTGGTCCACCGAAAAAATCTTTTGATAAATCAGGATCGGAATAAGATGGATTTATGCAGCTTTTATCAGTTGATAGATTTTGATCAGTAGCTGTTGTACTTAGACAAGCTGGTTTAACAACAGGTTTGGGTTTTAATGCTGCTTTCAATTTAGCTGGATCTTTTAAAATGGTTGTGACTTGAAAGGCTTCGCCGCCTCCCTCACAATCATTTTGTGTAATCTGTGGAGGTGCTACCAAAATAAATCGTTTCTTTTTACCATAAAAATCATGTGTAGCCATCGCCAACTGATGTCTAATTCGAGCTATCGCAGCAAATGTATTAGTTCTGACTCTAAGATGTGGAACAGTTCTCAAGAATTGAATACCTAATTTAGTTTTAGCAATTGGATTAGATTCAAGATTTTTACCATAGATAATAACATCATCAGATGAACAAATGATTAATTCAAATGCTTGAGAGTTTACTGGACTTTTAACTAGATTACCTTTGATACCAACAGATACACCAGTACCTAAATCTTTAATTTGATCAGCTGTCAATAAATTAGTTGGCAAAACTATTTGTAAATTTTCAAAAGTAGAACCATCATTCAGACTAATGAAAGAAGTATCTTTTTGAGTGCGAAATGTTTTAATCCACCCTTGAACGAAAATCTTAGAATTAAGTAGGGTTTCATATTTAGTATAAATATCATAGATTCTATATTTGGTGGCCTCATTATATGAGGTAAATTCAGTAAATTCTGCTGATGATGCTGATGATATTGATTCGGTAAATTCAGCTAATTCTGCTGAATCGGCTGATTCAATAACATCAGCTGATTCAATAACATCAGCTGATTCAATAACATCTGCTGATTTGACTGATTCAACTAATTCTGAGTTGCTTAAAGTTGTGCTCATTTTTGAATAAGTTTAATGAAGTTAAATTGTAATATATTTTATGTATTTAAATTATGTATTTAGAGTAGAAATTACAATTTTTTAGAAGCCTCTTTGAATATTATTTCTTAATAGCTAATATTCTTTTGTAGTATAAAAAATACTTTTTATTTATATCAACATATGATATTGAGAATGCTTTCATATTATTAGTTATAATTTTTATATTGGTCTTGAGATATTCAAGATAATCACAGATATTGATTTTTTCATTTAATAATGAATTATAATGAAATTTTGCGAGTAATTTAGCTGATATTTGCATATATTGTTCAAAATCCTTTTCCTTAAAATTATTAAAATCTTTTTCCTCTAGGTTTACAGATGAAGCCGAATCTCTAAACCTGATTACATAATCTGAATTATTTATGGTTAAATAATTAAATAGATTTGTCCAAGAATAGGCATTTATCAATTTAGTATAGTTATAAATTGTATTAGCTTTGGGAAATATCAATCTATTTATTGGATCATAAATAGGTGTTAGTTGTTTAATTTCCAATATAATATTATCATTTGAATATTTGGCGTACTTAGCATAGACATAATATTTTAAACTACCAAAACTACTACCTCCACTATATAATTTTTGCACAATATCATAAATTTTAATATTGTGATATTTTTCCGCTAATTTTGTAGAAATGGTTGTGTATAAGTTTGTATCGATTTTTATAATTTGATCGGATCTTATAAATTTACCATTTAGAATATACTTTTTTAAAAATTCTTTATCAGATATAATTCTGTCCTTTACTTTTTTTAAAAAACCAATATCTTTATATTTGTCATTATCCAACTTAATATCTAATGTTGTTAATTCTTTTGGATTTGAATTTGGATTTAGCTCATATAAGTCATTTAATTCTGATTTATATTCTTTAATGAAAGTATCATATATTTTATCAAAATATTTTGTATTAGTTATTTTTTTATCATTTATTTTATCATTTAATATAGCAAATGATGATCCAATTCTAGCAAAATCAATATTTATGTCATTATATGATAATCCATCAAAATCATTCAATGCCCATATTATATTATTGGATTTAGAATCAGAATCAGAATCAGAGAATGGGCCCATATTACTTGTGTGAAAATCATTATATGTTAGGATATTAGTATCATTCGTTATCATAGTAGATACTTGCTGTACATAATCAAATGGTATAAGTTGATTTGAATTATAATTACCCATAATATTACTATATATTATTATATTCGGATAGTTTTTTATAAGAGGCGAAAATGTTGGCCTGTTAAGAAAATGGATTTTTGTAATTATATTTGAGCTTGTATCAGAATTTTTTATCATTTAAAATTATAGTTCTAATATTTGGTTATAATACTACTCATTAAATTATTTGTATTTCCATCTTTTTTTATAAGTATCTAATATATAATTATATCTTCTAATTTATATTTATAA